ACGATGCTAATAAGGCACAGCCTTTAGGCATTGGAGATTTGGTTGATGAGTTCTTGAAAGAAAACTCATTCTTTGTAGCCGCTAATCCAGCAGGTTCTGGCGCAAGACCTGGTCAGGGCCAAGAGGCCAAGATCAACAAAATTGACATCAGTTCTTTGGATATGAAAAATCCAGAACACCGCAAGGTCTACGCAGAATATCGTAAGACTGCGGGATTTAGATAAAATAAAGGAAAATTATCATGGCAGGTTCAACTACCACAACACTAAACGACTTACTACCAGCGATTACAGCTGAAGCTATGTTCGTTGCTGGCGAGCGCAGTATCATGCGTGGCCTAGTTAAAAACTTCGCATTGGCTCCAGGTCAAGGCAAAACAATCACAGTTCCAATTTACCCACTACAGTCAGCCGCGTCTGTTACTGAAGGTGACGAAGTTGGTAACACAGCAGTAGCAACAGATGGTGCTACATTGACAGTTACTACAGCCGCTATCCGTACATTGGTTACTGACTTAGCAGTTGCATCAAGCGCCAGCAATGTTGTTGCTGACTTGGGTCGCTTGTTTGGTGAAGCTATTGCTCGCAAGGTTGACACAGATTTGTTAGCATTGTTCAGTGGTTTCTCAGTTGGTGCTGGCGATGCTACTACAGCATTGAGCGCCGCTACTATCGCTCAAGCAGCCGCTAAATTGCGTGCCGCTGGTGTTCCAGTACAAGACTTAGCATGTGTTATCAACCCATATGTTGCTTATGACTTGAAATCTGCTATCACTAACACATTTGCTAACCCAAATGCTGGTTTGATCCAGAATGAAGCTATGACAACTGGCTACATTGGTACACTTTTTGGAATCCCTGTATACGAAAGCAACTTGATTGCTAACAACGGTACAGCTGGTGACTATGTTGGTGGTGTATTCCACAGAGAAGCACTAGGCTTGGCAATGGTTGGTGATATCAACATTGAAACACAACGCCGTGCTAGCTTCTTAGGTACAGACATTGTTGCTTCCATGCACTATGGCGTAGGCGAATTGTATGACGGTTACGGTGTTAAGGTAACTGCAGACTCTAGCTTAATCTAATAGTCTATTAGACAAGGGCTAGATGACTAGCCCTGTCACAAGGAAAAGATAATATGCCTTTTGCAACAAATGATGATTTAGTAAAGTACTTTCCCACTGCCATGGATCATGGTGTAGGTGACTGGACTGCTGAACTAGCAATGGCACAAGGCGATGTTGAGACTATTGTCAAGACTCGCTGGTTCAATCAAGAATTTGGTACAGTTCGTTCGCGTTCAAGTGTAGTTGGTTTACCAACTTATGACGCAACTAAACTAACAAGTTCACAATGGACTCGTGCTACCTGCTATCGCGCATTGGCCGTTTATATTCTAAGCAAACTCTCTACCTTTAGGCCAGAGGGTGACTCATTCCGTGAACAACTTGCTTTCTTTCAAAGTCGCTTTGAAGAAGAAATGAATTTACAGTTTGGGGCAGGCGTAGAATATGATTTAGACGACAGTGGCACAGTAGAGACAGGCGAGAAATTCGCAGTCGCCCAAGATAGGTTGTATAGATAATGAGTAGCAAGCGTGAATTGATTACACAGAACATAGTTGATACATTAAAAAATCAACTAACTGCTAGATTTGGAACAGTGACCAGAGATCCTGGCATTCAACTCCAAGACTTGGCAGCGACTGCTTTCCCAGCAGTGGTAATTGAAAGCGGTAACGAGGAACGAACAAGCATCACGCAAGGTGGCTTGACTCAAACTCGTGAAAGTTTCATGGATGTAAATATCTCTGTGTGGACCAATTCCAATTCACGAGTAGATACGCTACGCAATGATTTGATTGAACAAATTGAAGAATTGCTGGACGCTGATCCAACTCGTGGAGGCTACGCATTAGATACACAACTGGTTAGTGTTGTCACAAACAACAACGAAACCGCACCATACTTCGCGATGGGTATGACTTTTCAAATCAGATACTTGTACACAAAAGGTCAAGTTTAAAGGAATATTAACATGGCAGCAACAGCAGGCCGTAACGGTCAAGTTACAGTTCAGTTACCAAGCGTAGACTTAGGCACTTCTTATGGAAGCGCCACCATCATTGGTCAAATGCGTTCTTGGAGCCTGGACGATACAGTTGAAACACTAGACACAACTGTAATGAATGGTTCAGCAAGCGGATTCATTTTCCGCGATACAGTACCAAGTTTCAAGACTTGGACAATCACTGTAGACTTCATTTATGATGCTACAGATACTACAACAGCAGATGCCCAGTTCAAGGCTGGTAATAACGCAGTTGTAGCAATTTACCCAGAAGGTAACAACACTTCTACTGATGTTGCAATCAGCGGAACAGGTTTGATCACAAGTTTAAGCCGTAGCGCAAGCTTTGACGGTTTGATTGAGTGTTCAGTTACTTTTGAAGGTAAATCAGCTCTGTCATACAGCACAGCATCTTAATAGGAGACTACTAAGATGGCAGTTATTTCAGGACGCAATGGTAGTTTAAAGATCAGCGTAGGTTCTACAATTGATGGAGCGGCAGGTACTGCCACTACTGCATTAGGTAGCTTACGCACATGGTCTATTGACTCTAGTGCAAACATCCAAACAGTAGATACTGCCAGTATGGGAAACTTTGCGACCTGGAATGAGTCTTATACTCTTTCCAGATCGTGGAGTGCAAGTTTTGCAGGTTTATGGGACGCCGCAGATGAATTAGAGGACAATATCCAAGTGGGTATGAATGCCGCTATCATCTTGTATCCAGACGCAGGCACAACTGGCATTTCCTATTCAGGATCAGGTGTTATTGACAGCGTAACAGTTAATGCAAGTTATGATGGTATGGTTGAGATTAGTTTCAGCCTACAAGGTTCAGGTGCATTAACACGCGATTTGGATTAAAGCATGGCAACAACAGCAAGTGGAACTATGAAAGAACTCCGCAAGGAAGTTTCAAAGGATATCACTGGCTTATCAATGGAACTGTACCAGGAAATTGTGAGGACAACCCCACGAAGAACTGGTACAGCTTCTCGTAGTTGGACAAAACCACCTAAGGTGGCAGAGGATAACTACAATGTAGTGGTAACAACTAGTCCGTTACCTTACATACAACCATTAGAAGATGGTCATAGTAAGCAGGCACCCAATGGATTCATCCAACCTGCAATTGATAAAATCACAAGGAAACGACAATGAGTAAAGTATTAGACGCCGCAAAGGCACACTTTAAAGAAATCTTAGCAGGTGGACTTAAAGGACCAATTAGTGTTCCAGAATGGGGCGCAGAAATTTATTACAAACCAGCAACTACATTCCAACAAGAATCAAAGATTGTTGAATTGACACAAGCAGGTAAAACAGTTGAGGCACTCGTAGAATCACTTATCATGCGTAGCCTTGACGCAGATGGTAATCCATTGTTTAATAAAGTAGACAAACCAGAACTAATGCGTTTTGTTGACCCAAGTATCATCATGCGTGTGATGGCTGAGATGAATGATCCAGACACACAGCGTACAGTTGAGCAAGGCCTGGGAAACTAAAAAGCGATACAGAACTTCAGTTCTTGTTTTATCTAGCGCATGAACTGAAGTGTAGTATCGCAACAGTATTAGACTTTAGTGTTGTAGAAATACAAGCCTGGAGTGAATGGTTTCAATGGAAAGCAGAAAAAGAAAAGGCTGACATGGAGAAAGCCAGAGCTAGAAAAAGATAAGGGACCCAGCGTCCCTTATCACTTATTTAGAGCCAAACTAAATAAGGTAAAGGAGAATCCTCAATATGGCAAGTTTTGATGTAATCGTCAAGCTGGTGGACCAAACAAAGAACTCAATGCGTAGTATTGAGGGTGGTCTTAAAAATGTAGAACAACAAGCCGCAAAAACCAACAAGGCATTAGGCTCTGTTGGTTCAGCTTTGGTAGCCATTGCTACTTCAGCCGCAGCCGCTAAGATTGTTGACACAGCAAAAAGTTTTGGCGACTTAGAAGCAAGAATTCGTGCAACCAGTGGCAGTGGTGCAAATACTGCGGCTGTGATGAATAATTTAATAGATACAGCCAATCGTCTTGGTATCAGTATAGATGATGCTGGTAAAGCATTTAGTATCTTAAGAGCAAATGGTATTGATGCCAGTTACAAGAGTTTAGAAACATGGACCAAGTTGGCCATCAGTAGTGGTCGCAGTACAGAAGACATTGCTGATGCTGTGGCAAATGCTTATCAAGGTAGCTTTGGTAAGATTAGCAAAGCCACAGAAGACCTAATTCAAGTAGAAAACAAGTATGGTTCATTTGTAATCAAATTCCGTGGTGTTGTAGTTGATACAGTGGCTTCAAGTGGAGCGGCTGTTGAAGCAATTAAAAAATTCACTGAACAGAATTCTGCTTTTGCTGATGCATTTGATGTCAAATCAAAAGGCACCACAGCGGCTCTAAACAGATTAAGCAATGCACTTACAGGCAATGTGGGCTTTGCCAAACTGGATCAAAGTGTTGGTGGACTTATTGACAAGTTCACACAGTTCTTAAATGGCACAGATGGTGTTGGTAAAGCAATTGGCTATTTGAGTAAGGCCATTAACTTCCTAGGTGACAACTTTGAAACTATTGCAACAATCGTTGAAGTAGTTGCCAGTATCTTCCTAGTAGGTAAACTGTTCCAAGGCTTTAAAGCAATCACAGCATTGGTAATTGAAGCAGGTCAAAGTATCAAGAGTCTAGGTTTTATCTTTACCAATACAGGCACAGCATTGACCAATGTAGTCAAATACATTGTGGCCAGTTGGAAGAGCCTAGGTACCAGTATTGGTAATGCAGTTGGAGCAGGAGCAGGAGCAGTTGAATTATTTGTACTAAGAGTATTTGGTAGTTTAGGCACATTAGTCAAGAACATTGGCTACATCATGAAAAGCTTTGCGGCTCCATTCACAGCGGCCATTGCTTATGTTGTTGGTTTGTTTGATCCATTGTTAGATAAACTTGGTGCTGTTTATGAAGGCGTTAAAAAGTTTATTGGTCTAGGTAAATCAAGTGGTGGTGTTACAACAAGTACACCAACTGGCGCAGGGCCACGCACACCTGGACAAGGCCCACAAGCAGTAGCAGGGCCAGGTGTTGATGTTGCTTCTGGTGTTGCTGCCGCTATGACAGGTACTACAAACACAGGTGTTAGCGCCAACACTTTCTTAGAAGACATTATTGGTAATTTGAAAAAAGCCAAAGGTGAAATGCCAGGCCTTGAAAAAGCATTAAAGAGTGCATTAGCCAGCGGTGATCTAAGTTTAGCATCTAAATTATTTGAAGAATTATCAAGCCGTGCTGAACAGTTTGGTATTGTTGTACAAAAAGATGGGGCATTAGTTTCTCGTGATTTTAAATTAGAAGTAGATAAGAGTGCTGAATCATTGCGTATTGCTAGTCAACAATTCAAAGATACAGAAACAACAATTAGACAATTTGGTATTGCACTTGACACAGAAGCATTAGAATTAGCCAAACAAAACTTGGCTCTTGTTGACAGCGGATTATTGTCTAAAAAGTTTGCCAATGAAGTACAAGCCGCAGACAATGCCTTAACAGAAAATGCCGCAAGACTTGCCAGCGTAAGCACACAACAACAATTATTCAAAATAAATCTTGAACAAAGTCGCCTTGCTGTTGATACACAAAAACAAACACTTGGTTTCTTAAGTGCTGAATTTACTAAAGGTAAGATTAGTTTACAAGAATATGCTAAAGAACTAGGTAATTTGGATGCGGCCTTGTTGAATTCAAATCAAGTATTGGATCAAGCACTTGGTGCCGCACAGCGTGAAGTTGGTATTACAGAAACAAGAACAAGTGCGTTAGAAAAACTAAATGCCAAATTTAGATCTGGTGCTGTTGATGCTAAAAACTATCGTGTTGCCGCAGGCAACTTGGGTGGTGACACAGAAGAAATTGACCGTGCTATCAATGTGTACGGCACATTCAAAGATAAACTGATTGAAAACAATGAGTTTATTAAGAAGTCAATCAAAGGTGCGGCAACTACATTCAGTAAAGAATTTACAGATGCATTCATGCAAGCCAAGAGCCCATTAGAAGCATTTAAGAACTTCTTTGGTAACATTCTAAGTGACATTGCTAACCGCATGATCAAGCAACAACTGGCTGATCCACTTGCTGAAGCACTAACAGGCATTGCCAATGAATTGATTGGTTCTAAGGGCGAAGGTAAGATGGGCAAGATCATGACAGAAGGCATGGGTGCTACAGGTGACAGCATGGTTGAAACAATCAAAGGTGCTGGTAGCAAGATGGTGGATTGGATGAGCAATGCCGCAGGTGGTATTACTGATATTTTTAGCGGTATGGGTGATAGCTTAGGTAGCATATTCAGCAATGTGTTTTCGTGGATCAAAGACGGCATTGGCAACATTGGCTCAAGCTTAGGTGGACTAAGCGGTGCTGGCGGTGGCAGTATGTTTGGTGACATATTTGGTAGCATTGGTTCATTCCTTGGCTTTGCTGATGGTGGTCGTCCTCCAGTTGGACAAGCCAGTTTGGTAGGAGAAAAAGGTCCAGAATTGTTCGTTCCTGATTCAGGTGGTACGGTTGTACCTAATAATGGTACTGGTGGTAGCAATGATCCACTTGTTGTTAACTTTAATCTAAACGCAATTGACACCATGACTGGCACACAGTTCTTATTACAGAACAAACCTGCTATCGTTAATATGATTGGCGAAGCATATAACAAGAGAGGCCGTCGTGGCCCCTTAGATTAAATAGAGGACTAAGGATAATAAATGATTCCAACAACATATAAAACAGAAGCAGAAGCACTGGCAATTCGTAGCAGTTATGGTGAAGGCAGTTTGCTGGCTGGCCAAAGTCCTACTGGTAGTACATCTACCAACCCTAGTCTTGGTGGTGTGCTTAGTGCTGATGCATTGGCTCGCATACAAGGCACTGATTTAACAGGTGTTACTTCAACAATCAGCACAACAGTTAGTGGTGGCTTTACTACAGCAGATGCCGCATACATTGATGGCATGCGTACAAGATTAACAGACAGCATCACAGAGTTTTATGCCAGCAAGCCTAATCTAAGTCCTTTTAATGCCAATAACAAATTGTCTGGACAAAGCGATGCCAATGTGCGTGACAATTTTTTACAAGCCATATTCAAATATGATGCTCGCTATGGTCAACGATTACGCTTAGATGAAACAGAAGCAATTAATAAACTTGATACTGGTGAATATGTGCTACCAAACCGCACAAGTTTTATTAAAAACCCATATGTAGAAGTTCTAATGCGTGAGCATGGTCCAAGTGATATCAATTCAATTGATGATACAGGAACAGGTGGTGCTTATCGTGTAACTACTGCCAGCATACATGGTTTATATGGTGGTATGCTAGTAAGTGCAAGACCAGGTGCTACTGCGCCAAGTCCTATTGTTGAAACTCATGTTGAAAAGACAATTACAAAATTAAAACAACAATCAACTACAACTACAAGTGAACCAACTGACAGCTATTACACAACCAGTGCTAATCACTATCTTGTTACAGGACAAAAATTTGTCCCAACCAATGGAGAACTATACACTGGTTTAGATCCATATGATCGCTTCTGGGGATATCAGCGTGATAGATATGTTAAGGTACTAAGTCCAACAACATTTGAATTGCACAGAACTTATGCTAGCGCCACTGGTACAGGTACCACAGATAGAATTGTTGCTGGTTATTACAATGGTTCAATGAACTTTAGTCAAGAAGGTACTGGTCCATTCTATGTTAGTGGAGCCACAATGCAAACCATTGATGGCATGCCAATCTTATTTGATTCAACTGGTTCTACAAATACAAGTATTTGTGTATTCCAGCGTGATACCATCAGTAGTGTTGATACATCAACAGGTATCTGGACTACAACTGCCACAATCAAAGATGGTGTTCAAGATGGTATGCTTACTAATTTTAATGCATTCACAGGTACAACTTGGACTGCTATTGATAGTTACAACTATCCTTTATACTTTAAGAAAGTAGATAATACTCATTTTACTTTACACACAAGTTCAACAACATTAAACAGCACTACATTGTGGAAGCCAGGCACAACTGATAATTTAGATTTAGATGCTATTCAATATACAAGTAGCACATGGACAGCAACATTCACAAGAACACATAACTTGATTAATGGACAAGACTTCCGCATGAGAAGTGTTGGTTCTGATTTTGGTGGCCAGGCAATATTAAAATACAATTATGTGTCATCTAATAGTGCTTCAAATTATTGGGAAGTATCAGATACAGCCAATAATTTTATGGAAGGTGCACGAGTTTATATTTCTACAAATACAGATGGTGGTAGCGGTACTAAATTTGATATTGCCAGCACAGAAGTTACTGTTCCACAAAATGGTTTGTATGTAAAAGTAAAAGCCGCAAAACAAATTCAATTGTTTACAGATGCCGCAATGACCACACAATGGCAACCATATACTGTAGCAGGTAATCATACAGTTGAAGCAGATACATTTGTAGCAAACATTTATTTTGCCAAGGTAGTTGATGGAAATACAGTCCAACTATACAAAGAATCTACATTGACAACAAAATGGATTCCAGGTGGTACCGTAACTGCAATCACAAGTGGTGCTACTGGTAACACATTAGCTACTGGCATTGTTACAAGTTTTAACAGTCCAGGCGGCGGCTATATCCAACCAATGTTCTTCCCAAAGACAGAAGGTTATAGTTATATCAGCTTGTATAAAGATCAAGCATTGACCTTGCCATATTCAATATCTGGTGGTGGTGTTATTTCAGGTTCCACTCTAAGTGCTGGTGCTGGATCATTAGATTTAACTGACTTGGGCAGTGGTACTTTTGCTATTGACAATTATGAAGCAACAACTGGTTGCTATCGTATGAACAACATTAGTCACTTTATGTCATTTGTTGATAATGGCAACAGTACAATTACAAGTGAATTCAACTTTAGCAACAGTAAGATTTTCCCAGCATTTTACATTTATAAAGTTAGTCAAACATCATTTGATTTGTATGTTGATATAGATTGTACAGTTCCATATACAACTCCAGCGATTGGCACCGCAGGTGCTACAAGCACAGCAGGTAGCATGATTGCCGCAGTTTATCAACAGCCTGGTGGTTATAGAGTAGATAAGGTTATTGGCCGTAACATTGGTTTGTTGACTTATTTTTATAACAATTATGATACAGACACAGTAGGTGTCAATGGACAACCAAGTACAACTTTCTATGTGCCACACTTTCAGGGCAATAGCGTATTTGAGTATGGTACTGGAAATGAAAACAGATGGCCAGCCTTTGCAGTAGCTGAATACAGCAATACCAATGCTGGTGCATACTATGGACATTTACGCCCATGTAAATCAGGAAGTAGTGATGCTGGTAATACAGGTCGCTTAGGCATTGATGCTTCAACATATGGTGTTACTAATGGTTCACCAGTTTACTATTCTTTGAATCAGCCTGGTCGTTTTACAAGTTCAGCACCAATGATACTTGGTATTAGAACACAAGCAGATGTTGGCACATATACAGAAGATCCATTAGAATACAATGGTGTTATTTGGGACCAGGGTAGTGAAGGACAACAATATCGCGATTGGCCACAAACAGTTCAACCAGTAAGCATGACTTGGACAATTGAACAGCCAACACAGGTATTGGAAACTGTTAACATGAATCGTTATACACGCACTCGTGATGTGGCGCAGTATAGACTCAAGTTAACATATCCACCAATGACTCGTGATCAATTCCAAGTATTTGCTGGAACAATACACGCGGCCCGTGGTGCTTATAAGCCATTCAAGTTTTGGTTCCCACGCGATAGCAGTAATATTGCAATGACAATCAGTATGCAAAGCAAGAGTCCTCAGGTGTCAAATCACTTTTTTGTTAGAGAAGGTTTAACTGCTGGCACAAAGATTATCAAAGTTGATGGTATGCCACCTAACAAAACAGAAAATGATCCAGCATTGTATATGGGTGCAGGCTTAAACATGCGTATTAGCAATGGCTTAGGTAGTATGATGGTGCCAATTAGCAATGTACGCACAAATGAATATGGTGAAGCAAACATTCGTATCAACAACGGCATTCCTTCAAGCATTGCCGCTGGCGAATGGATGGATACTTACATCAATTATTTGGATGTATTCTTAGATGGCAACAGCATAGATATTAAAGTAGATACCAGAGGATTCCATTACTTAGAAGTGGACATGGTTACTAAGAGAATATTTTAATGGCAAATAGAAATTTATCAGCAAGTCAAATCACAGCCAACAACTTACAGAACGCCAAGTTCTTTGAGTTGTTGTATATTCGTGTGCGTGACACAGGTACCAGTTCTTATGAACATACCTATATTTCAA